GATCGATCCGCTCCGATTATAGCACGCCACGTGCAATTGAAAAACATGTTAGCGTATTTTGGGGAAGTACGGGAACAGGAAAATCTCGTCGTGCATGGCTTGAAGCAGGAGATGGTGCTTATTCTAAATGTCCGAGATCCAAATTTTGGGATGGATATCAAGATCAAGAAAACGTTGTGGTCGATGAGTTTCGCGGCGGTATCGATGTTGCCCATCTCCTACGATGGTTTGATCGCTACCCAGTACGTGTGGAAATCAAAGGATCTTCCCGACCCCTTAATGCTTCACGAATTTGGATTACTTCAAATGTAAATCCAGAGATGTGGTATCCTGATTTGGATGCTGCTACCCTTGCTGCTTTATTACGTCGTCTTACTATCGAATACTTTCCTTAAATAAAAAATGTCAAATGCTTTCGGTAGAATACGTAATTCCACTCGCGCTCGCTATACAGCTATTGGTGCTTTGCGTCGTTCTGGTCTGCCACTCGAAATGCGGAGCAGAATTTACCAATATGCTGGGTTTAGGGGCACGACTCGAAGAAACCAACAATCAAGACAATCCAATGTTAATCGTCAGATCCGGACAATGAGGCACTCAACGACCCGTAGACATCATTTAAGAGGGTCAGGGTTAGGGTTAGTTAGAGGTAGAAATGTTAGGGTCCGTAGGCGTTAGGGTTTCCTAAAAATAAAAATGGTAAGTGTTAAACATTGGGCCCGTCGTGGTATGCGACATGTGGCAAAGCGTGCTAGAAGTTATGCAAGTTCTGCTCTAGCTGGTTATTTAGGTCATTCAACAGGAAGTATGTTCAGTAATCCAACATCTGGTAGTAGAACATTGACAAGAAACAGAGCATTTCAGAATGATACTAGTGAAATGCATTCGGAAATCTCATCGAAATATTTATCTTCAACCCTAGGTCATCCTTATAACAAACGATGTATGGGATCCGCTTTACTTAGGTATGGTGAAGTGGTCCAGTTTTTGGGTGAAACTCCTACTGGTGTTCAGAATGTTGAAACGATATTGACATTTGCAAGTGTGTCTCAAATGGTTGTCGGTGAATCTGAAGGAGTTACTGTTGCTCCTACAAGTATCCAAGGCGGTCTGGGTCTAATGGATATTAATCCGAGCGCTAGAAATTCTGGTAGTGGTTATATTACTGCCGATCAAATTCCTAGAAATGATCAGTTGTTTTTGAGCAATGTTAAACTGATTATTGATTTTGCTAATTTGAGTACTGCTGGTTTAATTCTTGATTTGTATTTGGTTACTCCAAAAGTTAATACAAATCTTACGCCAAGTCAAGTGTGGCAGAACGGTTTGGACTCTGATGCTATGGGTCAGTCTCTGGCAGCTGCTCCCGTTGCAGGTGTAGTTGCTAGTGCTGTTGGTACACCTTTAATTAATAGTCCTGTATTGACTCCTGAAACTTGTAACCATTTCAAGAAGCATTATCAGATTATTGGTAAGTATTCAACCAATTTAGCAGGTGGTTCAACCGAAACTGTGAATTGGAATGTTAATACTAATTACACAATGGATCTGAACAAAATTAAAAATGCTCAGAACTTTACTAGTACTGGAACTATTGTCACTAATGCGAACATTACGAACAACTTTTTGCGTAAGGGTACATGTCATGTGATGGCAGTGTATCGAGGTGCTGCTTGTTTGAATCTTTCTGCTGCTGAAGCTGGTGTTCCGTTTATGACATACTCTAAGGTTAAGTTAGGGTTTGTTATGCAGAAGAAGTATACAATGAAGATGATTGCTGGTAACGCTTCTAGGTTGTCTGTCCAAAGTGTTGGCCAGTTTATTCCAATTGGTACCGGTATTAACAAGATCATTGATGTATTGGATGATCCTGTTAGTGTGGAGGTTGTAACTTAAATAAAAAAGCGATAGTAAAAACGAGCCTCGCTCCCTGTATTACTTACTATCGCGGTTCTCCGTTCTCTGTAAGCCACCGCTGTCCCTAAGATCTAAGCCACAACAGGCTCGCTCGCTCAAATTTTGTGACAAAAAGTGGCGCAGTCTGAATATATAAAGACTGAGTTTTGACTCTCAAAATATAAAATGGCATGGCAACAAAAAGAAGACAGGGAATTTTTTGGTTGCTCACTATCCCCTACCCAAATGAATTCGTCGGAGGAATTGTGGAATCGAAAACGCTCCCTGAAGGACTGTCATGGCTCAAAGGACAGGTTGAAAAGGGAGCAAACACCGGATACGAACACTACCAGATCGTTGCCGGGTTCTCCAAGAAGGTGTCTCTATCCGGAGTTGTTGGAATGTTTGGAAGAGGCACCCATGCTGAACTCTCAAGATCAGAAGCTGCCAATGCCTATGTGGGAAAAGAAGAAACACGCATTGGAGAGCCGTTTGAATTTGGGACTAAACCGTTTCGGAGGAACACTAAAGAAGACTGGGAATTGGTATGGCAATCCGCAAAGTCAGGAGATCTTTTGGCCATCCCAGCTAATGTCCGAGTGGTTAGTTATAACGCACTTAGATCGATCCGCTCCGATTATAGCACGCCACGAGCAATTGAAAAACATGTTAGCGTATTTTGGGGAAGTACGGGAACAGGAAAATCTCGTCGTGCATGGCTTGAAGCAGGAGATGGTGCTTACTCTAAATGTCCCAGATCCAAATTTTGGGATGGGTATCAAGATCAAGAAAACGTTGTGGTCGATGAATTTCGCGGCGGTATCGATGTTGCCCATCTCTTGCGATGGTTTGATCGTTACCCAGTACGTGTGGAAATCAAAGGATCTTCCCGACCCCTTAATGCTTCACGAATTTGGATTACTTCAAATGTAAATCCTGAAATGTGGTATCCTGAACTGGATGCTGCTACTCTTGCTGCTTTATTACGTCGTCTTACTATTGAACACTTTCCTTAATAAAAAATGGTTAATCGAGTCAATGCATCCCTTAATCGAATTAATGCTATCCATCGGCAACGAACCAACAGAGGCGTTAGGCAATTTCTTAGTGCCAGGCTTCCTGCTGAAGTGGTTGGTCGTATTGGCCGTTATTCTGGTAATTATAGTTGGATACCTCGTGCTGCAGGTGTCAGGGGTCGTAGGGTCAGTAGGGTCAGTAGGGTCAGGGTCAATAGGGGTCGTAGGTGAGGGTAAAGTTTCCCTAAAATAAAAATGGTATCAGTTAAACATTGGGCTCGTCGTGGTGCTCGAGCGTTAAAAAAAGGTTGGCGTAAATATGGTAGTGATATTGCTGCATCATTTGGTACCGCTGTTGGTTCAAAATATGGTTATGGTTATGGTTCTTCTACCGGCACTCGTACTAGAAGCAGAAGTATTTTAGTTGACAAGGAAGGTCACTCTGAAGTTGCTCAAAAGAATCTTAGGTCTACTCTTGGTCATCCGTTCAATAAGAAATGTTTAGGGTCTGCGTTGTTGCGTTATTCAGAGTTGACTCAATGGTTTGGCCAGACACAGATCGGTACTCAAAACGCAGAAATTGTTATGTCTGCGGCAACCGTATCTCAAATGCTGGTAGGTGAATCTGAAACTGCTGCTGTTGCTCCAACGATTCAACAAGGTGGGTTAGGGTTGATTGATATTAATCCGAATCGTACTATGGCTGGTAGTCAATTTTTTAGTACTCAGTTTAATCCTCGTGATGATCAGTTGTTTATTAGTAATTTGATGTGTGTTATTGATATTACTAATTTGTCATCTGCTGGTGCTATTGTTGATCTCTATATGGTTACTCCTGAAGCTAATACTAATCTCTTGCCTACACAAGTTTGGCAGTTAGGGTTGGCTCAAGATGCGCATGGTCAGGGAACAGCTGGAGCGCCTCTGACTAATTCAATTGCTGCTCAAGTTGGTACACCTTTGATCAATAGTCCAATGGTTACTCCTGATACGTGTAACCATTTTAAGAAATTGTATAGGACTATTGGAAAGTATTCGTTCTCTCTTGGTGGTGGCGCAACGGAAACTATTCACTGGAATGTCAACATGAATTATATGATTGATGTTGCAAAAATTACATCTGCTCAGAATTTAGCTACTGCTGCTACAATTACTAATGCTAATATTGCTAATGGCAACATGAGACACGGTACTGTGCATTTAATGGCTGTGTATCGTGGTACTGCTGCTTTGAATCCTGGTACTACTGCTTCGCCAGTTCCTTTTGCAGCCTATGCTCCTGTGAAGTTGGCTATGATGTTTCAGAAGAAGTATACTTTGAAGATGGTTGCTGGAAATAGTGCTCGCTTGGCCGTACAGTCAGTTGGTCAGTTTGCTCCAATCAATACTGGTACTGCTAAGATCATTGATTCTGATGACATCAATGCCCTTGTGCAACTTGCTGGTTAATAAAATAGCGATAGTAAAAACGAGCTTCGCTCACTGTATTACTTACTATCGCGGTTCTCCGTTCTCGCGCCACCGTTCTCCCTAAGGTCTAAGCCACAACAGGCTCGCTCGCTCAAATTTTGTGACAAAATGTGGCGCAGTAAACAATATAAAAGGAGAGGGAAAACAGTTAGTTTTTCATCAAATGGCATGGCAACAAAAAGAAGACAGGGAGTATTTTGGTTGCTCACTATCCCCTACCCTAATGAATTCGTCGGAGGAATTGTGGAATCGAAAGCGCTCCCTGAAGGATTGGCCTGGATCAAAGGACAAGTTGAAAAGGGAGCAAACACCGGATACGAACACTACCAAATCGTTGCAGGGTTCTCCAAGAAGATGTCTTTATCCGGAGTTGTTGGAATGTTTGGAAGAGGCACCCATGCTGAACTCTCAAGATCAGAAGCTGCCAATGCCTATGTGGGAAAAGA